CGTTCTAATTCTTTTTCTCCTACCTCTTCTGCTGGTTCTTCTCCAGATGGTACGAATACGTGTCTGCCTTGAACCTGTCTAAAGTGTCCAGTTTCCCCTGTTGTTGGGTTTAAAATAGCTGGTCTTTTTCTTGGTTTGGTAACTTCAACCATAATTTTAATGTATGATTTTAGTATATAAAGTTAACCGAATAGACTGTCATGTAACTTTTGTGACATCTTAACTACGTGCCATTGATCTCCTGTTGCTACTGCTTGACAGGCTATTGCTAGTGAGTCTGCGTGGTCATCTTTGTATTCTGACTTTATCTTCATAAGTTTTGTTTCTGTGTATTCTCTTCTTAACATTCCTAGTTGTTTTGCTAATTCCTGTCTCCCCCCTATCTTAATGCGTTTCTGTTCAAACAACACTCTAAGATTCTTGTATATAGATTCTTTTTCTTTAAGTGAAAATACTATACCTCTTACAACTACAGCACGTTCTTGTAGCAAATCATATAGTCCTGCTCCCAATCCTGTTTCATCAACATAAACCATTTCTGCGTGAAACTTTTCTGCTAACTCTTGTGTCTTACCTGCTACATCTACAATGTTTGATTGACCCTCTTTTTCTTGCCAAACTACATGAACTATATCTTTTTCATCTAATCCAATTACAGTAAACACTGTTTCATCCATACCACTTCTTGCAACGTCAACACCAACATAATATCTAGTGCTACCATCTGGGTGACTCTCTACCATTGCATCTTGCAAAAGATTTTGTGGTATCAATGCGTTACCAATTTCCAGGAATTCACCTAACACTTCAAGTGCATAACTTTCTCTTGTTTGGTTTTCCAGGAATTTCATATACTCTGGATCATTTGCAATCAATGGGTTGTCGGTTGATCTTACATGAAATTGTGTCCATTGTCCATCACTTGATACAGGTTCTCCGTTAATTGTTTTAGAGTTATTACAAGCATTGTAAAAATAACCCATCATTGAAAACGGAGTTGATGTCAGCCATACTCTTGCTTTAGTTGCAGAACCTGCAGGGAATAATGCTGTGAGTATATCTTCTTTTACAAACGAACATTCGTCAACTATGATAACGTGTGGAGAATAACCTCTAAGTCCTGTACCTGATTCACCTGTTGCACGAGTAACTATCTTTGTAGTTCCTCTATCATCTAACCATCTTAACCACATTTCAGTTTGTGTGTTTCTTACAATGTAATCTTCAAGAATATCACTTCCCATAATCAATGCTCTGATTCTATCGTACATAATACTTGCCTGGTTTTGGGTAGGTGCAACAATCAAAATAGTACATTCCTTATCAACTGTCTCTAAAAGCATAGGAGCAAAGAAAGCAAAATGTATGGCTTTGACAGCAGTTGACATGGTTTTACCTACCTGTCTACCACTACGATATACTATGAATCTATCTAGACAATTAACATATCTTTTGTTATATTCAAATAATCCATGATTAAGAAATACTTCTGAAAACTTTGATGGAGTCTGAGCACATTCTACAAATGTTCTTACAAACTCTTCTCGTTTCTTAATATCATCTTCTGTTGGTCTAGCCATTCTCCATCATAGATTTCTTTGCTGTCATTTCTTTAAAGATGCTTTTCATTATATTCTTCTCGTCAAATACCTGTGTTTCTTTAATCTCTACCTTACCTGATAATTCTATCATAGTGTTGATAATTTTTAGTAGTGAGTTTAATTGTGCGTTTGTGTTTCTATCAGGTATGTTTCCGTCCATCTTGGATTCTCCTAGTGCTACAAATATCTGTTCTGTGTATAGTTTTACTAGATAATCAAGTATGCCTTTTAGTTGTTCTGGATCTCTTGTGTCCATATCTCCTATTACTTTTTGTATATCTGCTCGTATTGCACACGTTGCATCTGCTTCATATTTTGGGCATTTTCCATTCCCCCCTGTATCAATGGATCTGTAAATACAATCGTTACAAAGTGCAGGAAGTTCTGCTGATCTCAAATGCTTTGCTGCGTTAAATGAACTAATAGATTTTCTTTTATCGATACTCGCTTCTAGTTTGCCGTTATTCTCTTTTAACTTAATATCATCAGGCATATATGAAAATTAATAAAACAAATTATATAAATATTTCCCAAAGGAAAGGAGTGAATCTTACGTGTTCACTCACTTCCGACCTGGAAGAACGGACTTAAGAGGGCTACCGTATTAGGGTAATCCCTGACAGTCGTATTGCATATGTGATAGTTTTATTTAAAGTTATTTGAAATTATCATCATATATGTTAAAACTTTTACACATAGGCATAAACAATGTTGCTATTGGAAATTTAAGTAATGCATTGTAATCATTATCAAGTATCTGTTGTTTTGTTATTCCAACTTTTTCCATATTGTCTTTGTATTTTTCTAAATAGAATTGCAGTTGTGATACCATGCCTTTTCCTTTGTTTCCAAAAAACATTGATATTGTGTTGTTGTTTAACCATATTTCTGTTTTCTTTGATACTGCTGCAGATATCCATGCACTTGTGTCTATTGATTTGAACATTCTGTTTCTTTGTATAAAGTTACCTTTTGCTAGTCCATGATATTGTAATGGTGGTAGTTTTCTTATTTGATCTTCCATTTCTATTTTTCCTTTTATCTCCCCCAAACATACATAGTCATCTTTCTTTGGTTTTAACTTTGACAAATGCTGTAGAAAATTCTGCTGTAACACTGGAAGTGTCCAATCTATTCCCATTTCTCTTTCTTTTTCCAGATTCTTCATTGTTGCGTTCATGTCATAAAATACATCAAATTGAGTAGCGTAATCATATTTTTCTTTATTTTTAATTAACCAATTCAAATATTTGTCTTGATCTCCTTTTACTCCTGCAACAACAAAAACAGAATCAAAATTATCTCTGTATGAATCTATACTAGCCCATGTATATTTGTGAGCAACCATGACATTTTTGACTCCACAATCTATCAGTGCCTGTCTTGTTGCTTTGTTGTTTGCGTTAAAATATACTTTCAATCATCATCAAATCCAGTTACTGTAGGGTTATCTTGAACTGTAATTTGATCATTTGTAAATTCCCATACTTGACCTGATGATGTTATACAAGTAAACAGTTTTTGTGTTTCCATACCATATTCAGTTACAAGCCATATTCTTGCTATACCTTTTGGAGTATAAACCTTAATGCTGTTTTTTGGTTCGTAAATTATCATCCTGTACCAATCACCACATGACAAGCACACTGGCATTTAATTAAACCTGCGTATTGTTTAGGACATTTTGCGTGTTTTCCTTGTTTACAACTAGGATAAACATAAACCATTAATCTTCACCAAATGACTCAAAACATTTGTTAGCATACGGACACATACCATCACAAAGATAACATCTTGTTCTCTCTGGTAGTTTATCTGACTTTATTGATTCTTTGATCTTTTTTGCGTTTGTTATCATTTCTTGTAATACTTCTTCTGGTTTTTTTAACAGGAATGATATAGGTGTAGGTTTGTCATATTTCTCTTTTGATATGGAGTTTGATATGTATATTACACACCCACGTTTTGCATCAAGATTATAACACTTGTTTAATAATGCACGATAACAATTAATCTGTGCCATATGTGAATCAGATGCACTTGAGTTATGTTTTTGAAAGTATTCAATAGATCCTGTTGTTTTCTTGTCACAGATAACTAATTCTCCATCTACTTCAATTACATCATCTATGCTACCATAAATAATATCCAACTGTCTTGGATCATCTTGTGGAATTTTTTTTGCTTCTTCATATGTTAATGCTTTGTCTTGCTCGTAATCATATGCAAGAAACATCTCATGTTTTTCTGGATCAGCAACTTCACTTGCAGAGTGTATTGCTTGACCAAAATAAAGTGATTTCATATCCTCTGTTGTCATGGTCTTATACTCGGGTGGAGTAAATTTACTATACATAACATTTCTAATACAAGCCTTAATCAAATCAGATACATGAATAACACCAAGTCGTTCAGTATGCATTGCTTTCATTTGTGACTTTCTAAATGCAAAATAAGCATTATCTTGTACTATTTTATTTACAACCATGATAAATGTATATATGCGTAACTAATAAGTGTTGTTCTAATATGACTCTTCTATTATAAATGTAAATGTTTCACTTTGTTCTCTTAGTATTCCCTCGTCATTGAAGATTTCAACTTCTCCCTCCCATACTCCTGCGTTTGCTGCAGCAGTGTCGGTTGCAGATAAATCATATGAAACAAGACCACTTGCTCTAGTTAAAAATGTAATAGAACCATTGATTAATAATGTTCCGTCTGGTTTCCAAACTTTCCATTTACCTGTATTATATGTTGTAGTTGATGACATGTCTAATGCTGTATTTGTACTGTCTGTGAGTGTTATGCTTACAGTTCTTCTTGAGCCTACTTTTTCTCTAAATTCTATTGCTCTTTTATTCATAGACATACTCATGCTGTAATTTGAAGTTTAAGGTTTAAATAGTTTTTTATAGTGTGTCTACTTCTTTTGTTGAATCTGGTATTTCCACCCTTGCACTCTTGTAATTTGTTCTTACTCTTCTTGAATTTGCTGTAGTTTTTACAACTCTTTTGTTTAAGAAAAGCCATTTTATATGGAATAATGATGTTAATGTGCTTTCTATCTGACCTACTATGTTAAACTTGCTTGTTAACGTATCTGCTATTAATGATCTGATAATAAACTTGAAAGTGTTTGAGTCAGATGCTATCTGTCTAATATCAAATCTGTTATTCAATGTGTCTGTTAATTTGGATCTTATATCGAATCTATTAGTCAAAGTATCTGGAATTGCCTGTCTTATGTCAAATCTATTTGTTAAAGTATCTGCTATTAATGATCTGATAATAAACTTGAAAGTGTTTGAGTCAGATGCTATCTGTCTAATATCAAATCTGTTGGTTAACGTATCTATTAGTTTTTCTCTTATATCGAATTTAATAGACAATGTTCTTCCTGCTAATACACTTGCTATATCAAACAGAACTGTAAGTTGTGGAACAGTTCCTATCTGTGTAGTATATGATGTTGTAGTGTAAGAGTCACTTGTATATCCTGGTAATGCAATTGCAATTGCTCTTATGTCAAATCTATTTGTAAGTGCTTTTACTATTCTTTCTCTTATGTCAAATAGGAATGTTCTTGTATCGCTTACTGCATTTCTTATATGGAATTTGTTTGTAACTGTATCTACCACCTTTTCTCTTATGTCAAACAAGCTTGTGATAGTTGGAAGAATAGCCTGTCTTACATCAAACTTGTTTGTAACTGCTTTTGTAATTGCCTGTCTAATGTTAAACTTGTTTGTAATAGTATCAACTACTTTTTCTCTTATATCAAATCTTGCTGTTAATGTGTCAATTAACTGTGATATTATATCAAACTTTGATGTAACAGTTTCTGTAACTGCCTGTCTTATATCAAATTTAAATGTTCTTGATAGGTCTGCAATCGTGTATGATGCTATTGTAAATGAGTTATCAAGATAACTACCTAGAATACCTATCTGTTCTCTAATATGGAATTTGTTTGTAAGTGTATCACTTGTTGCTTCTCTTATGTCAAACAGATTTGTAAGTGTGTTTGCAACTGTTACAAAAAGTCCAAATGGTAATGTAAGTGTATTAGATACTATTTGTCTTATGTCAAACCTGTTAGTTAGTGTATCTGTTATTGCTTGTCTTATATTGAATTTATTTGTTAAGTGTGAATTAATCTCCCCCTGCCTAATATCAAATCTTGATGTTAAGTTGATATCTTCATCTAATGTTCTGTATGATGTTGATGTGAATGAGTTGGGGGAGAAAGATTTGTAATAAAGAGCAAGTTGCCTAATATCAAACCTACCACTAAAAGTATCACTAGCAAGACTACGTATATCAAATCTTACAGTATTTGTGTCAGTTACTATATCTCTAGCCGTAAAACTAGTATCTTTATATGAGGTTAGCGTATATGAACTGACCATAAATCATAACTGTTGTTATAGTTTATATTTATAACTGTGTCCACGTT